AAGAGCCTAAAAGCAAACTGGGTGATATTTATGAATTAGGACATCATAGATTAATGTGTGGCGATAGTATTAGCATTGATGATGTTGATAAATTAATGGATGGTAAAAAGGCAGATATGGTTTTTACTGACCCACCTTATGGCATAGATTATCAAGATATAAAAAAGAATCATAAAAAGATTGCAGGAGATGAATCGCTATCTAATGTAAAAGATTTATTATCTTTAATTCTAGTTTTAGATATTCCTATGTACCTTTGTTGCAACTGGAAATGTTTTAGTGCATTTGAAGAAGCTATGCACGAAGCAGGTAAATATCCTAAATCTTGTATTGTTTGGGATAAAAAAGTACGAGTACAGAATTTGGATAAATTTTATAAAAGACATGAGTTTATTTTATATCATGGCGAATTTGGTGGTCAAAAAACTTTAGATGGAGATGTTTGGATATGTGATAGAGAGGTTAGGAAAGACCACCCAACTGCAAAACCAGTAGAATTATGTGAAAGAGCTATAAGATATTCTTCAGAAAACGCTGATATAGTTTTAGATTTATTTGGTGGAAGTGGTGCTACTCTTATTGCAGCTGAAAAATCAGCTAGAAAATGTTACATGATGGAATTAGACCCAATATATGTAGATGTTATTGTTAAACGCTGGGAAGATTTTACTGGTAAAAAAGCAAAACTAATCAATGGCTGAAATACCCAATTATCCAATAGCAGTTATAGCTAAGCTGCTAGATTTATCTGAACGCCATGTTAGAAGATTGGCAGATGATAATATTTTAAAAAAACCTGAAAAGAATAAGGGTTGGGAAATAACTAATGTAACTTTATATATTAGATATTTAAGAGAAAGAGCATTTGGTAAAGATATAAGCACTACTGATTTACATAATGAGAAGCTAAGACTTACTAAAGCACAAGCAGATAAGGCAACCTTAGAAGTAAATGAATTAGAGGGTGAACTTATACCTGCTCAATTAGTTGAAGATACTTGGATTGGTTATAGTGCTAACGTTAGAGCAAAGTTATTAGGACTACCCTCAAGAATAGCTCATAAAGTTATAACAGCAGAAGATTATCAAGAAGCATTATTAATAACAACAGAGGAAGTGCATGAAGCACTAAACGAATTGGCAGAAGATGGAATACCTGAAAAATATAGAAAACGTAATAAACAGCGTAAATCGAAGCTGGAGACCACCAAAAAATCTAAAGATTAGCGATTGGTCTGATAGTTATAGACGATTATCTCCTGAAGCATCAGCAGAAGCAGGTATATGGCGTACTGATAGAGCTCCATATCAACGTGAAATAATGGATTCTTTTAATGATCCTGATATTCAGAGAATAGTATTTATGAAATCTGCTCAAGTTGGAGCTACTGAAATTCTATTAAATGTTATTGGATACTACATAGATCAAGACCCTGCTCCAATGTTAATTCTACAACCTACTTTACAGATGGCTCAAACATTTAGTAAAGACAGGCTTGCTACTATGATAAGAGATACAGATAAAATTAGAAACTCTGTCGCTGACCCAAGAAGTCGTGATTCAGGCAATACAGTTTTATCTAAGAAATTTGCAGGTGGTAATCTGAACATAGTTGGTTCTAATTCTGCATCAGGACTTGCATCAAGACCAATTAGAATCGTATTAGCTGATGAGGTTGATAGATATGAAGCATCTGCTGGTTCTGAGGGAGACCCAATATCACTTGCTACTAAAAGAACAACTACTTTTTGGAATAGAAAAATATATATGTGTTCTACTCCTACTATAAAAGGACTATCAAGAATAGAAACTGCTTTTGAAGAATCAGATAAACGTTATTACCATGTTCCTTGTCCTGAATGTAATGAGAAGCAAGTTTTAAAATGGAAGAATGTAGTTTGGGATGAAGATAAACCTGAAACAGCTTCTTATGCTTGCGAAAATTGTGGTTCAGTTATAGATGAATCAAAAAAACAATGGATGTTAAAACATGGCGAATGGATTGCATCAGCACCTAAATCAGATACAGCAGGATTTCATATATCAGAGTTATATTCAGTTTGGTCTACTTGGGCAGATATGGCTAAGTCATTTCTTGAAGCTAAAAAGAATCCTGAGATGTTAAAAACTTGGATTAATACTGCTCTTGGTGAATCTTGGGAAGAGCAAGGTGAAGCTGTTGAATATGAAACATTACTAGAACGTAGATTAAATTATGATTACACAACTATACCTGAAGATGTTTTAGTTTTAACTGCTGGTGTTGATACCCAAAAAGACAGACTAGAATTACAGTTAGTTGGTTGGGGTAAGAACTATAGAGCATGGGTTTGTGATTACAAGATATTTTGGGGTGATCCAAATGCTCTTAATGTTTGGTCAGATTTAGATGCTTACTTAAAAAAAAGATTTAAAACTGAATCAGAAAGATTAATACCAATATCATGTTGCACGATTGACTCAGGTGGACATCACACTAATATGGTTTATCAATTTACTAAACCACGACAAGCTAGAAGAATATTTGCAATTAAAGGTTTATCTCAAGCTGGTAAACCAATAGCTAATAGACCTACATTTGTTGGAAAGAATAAAGCTGTTCTTTATGGTGTTGGTTCTGATAGTGCTAAAGAAGCTATCTTTGCTAGATTATCTGCTGAACCTGAAAATACTACTTTACATTTCTGCTCAGACTTAGATGAAGAATACTTTAAACAGCTTACAGCAGAAAAAAGGATCACAAAGTTTATTAGAGGTAGAAAATCGCTAGTTTGGAAGCAAGTAAGACCAAGAAACGAAGCATTAGATACATTAGTCTATAATTTTGCTGCTATTTATATCTTAAATCCTAATTTTGATTCTATTGAGCATAAAATACTTACCCATGAGTCAAAACCTAAAGAAAAATCACAAAATAGATCAAGAAGAGGTATAAATAGGGGAAATTTCGCTACTTCTTGGAAATAAAGAAAGTTTAGTTTTAATATTGACAATAACCTATTGCACATTAGTGTTAGATGTAGATATATCTAAAACATTTATGAGGTTTTTGCTTGAGCAACAAATTTGATTCAACAAATTATCCATCACAAGTTCCTACTGAACTTCAGTTGGGAGATTATTGGGCATGGAAAAGAGAAGATTTAGCTAACGATTATCCAGTAGCAGATTATTCATTATCTTATGAATTTAATCTTGTAGATGGAAGCACTGCTTCTAACTTTACATTAACTGCAACTGAGTCAGGTGATACTTACCTAATTGAAGCTACTAATACATCTTCTTACACAAAAGGTAATTACAATTGGGTTTCTTACATTACTAGGAGTTCTGATTCTGCAAGAGTCAAACTAGAAGAAGGTTTTGTAGAAGTCCAAGATAATTATGCAACTACAACTGCTTCAGTTAGAAGTCATGCAAAGATTGTTTTAGATGCAATAGAAGCAGTTATTGAGAACAGAGCAAATATTGACCAATCATCTATGTCTATAGCTGGTAGGTCTTTATCAAGAATGTCTATAGACGAACTTATGACTTTTAGAGATAGATATAAAGCTGAATATCTTAAAGAAGTCAAAATACAAAGAATTAAAAACAAACGTGGATCAGGAAATACTATCAAAGTTAATTTTGGTAAGGTGACTGGTTCTAATCCTTCGAGTTACACATAATGGCATGGTATAACAGAATATTAGGCATTAACGAACCTAAAAAAAAGAAAAGACAAGCATATAGAAGAAGCTATACAGGAGCTAATACTGGAAGATTGTTTGCAGATTTTGTTACCACATCTACAAGTGCTGATGCTGAAATAAAAGATAACATAAGAATTCTAAGAGATAGAGCAAGAGAATTAGCAAGGAACGATAGCTATATTTCAAGATACTTAAACCTGATGGTATCTAATGTTATCGGTAAGCATGGCGTTAGAGTTAGCTCTAAGTCTAGGAACGACAATGGTTCTTTAGACATTGGAGCTAACCTGCTCATTGAACGTGCTTGGAAAGAATGGGGTCAAGTCGGAAGTTGCACAACTAATGGCAGATTATCATTTTTAGATTGCCAAAAAATATTTGTTGAATCACTATGTAGAGATGGTGAAGTGTTAATCAGGAAAATTAAAAATAGCGATTCACCCTTTGGTTTTCAGTTACAGTTTTTAGAAGCAGATCATTTAGATGAAAATAAAAATGATGTTTATAAAGCTACTGGCAACAAAGTTAAAATGGGTGTTGAGGTAGATAAGTATGACAGACCAGTTGCTTATCATTTATATAAAGACCATCCCTACGATAGAGTTTATTTAAGTCAAGCACAACACATTAGAGTACCTGCTGATGAGATTATCCATGCTTACCTACCTACTAGAGCAGAACAAACTAGAGGTGTTTCTTTGGTTGCTACAGCTATGGCTAATGTGAAAATGTTAAATGGTTATTTAGAAGCTGAGATAGTTGCAGCTAGAGTTGGTGCATCTAAGATGGGTTTCTTTACTTCACCTGATGGTGATGGTTATGTTGGTGATGGTGAATACGAAGATACATTTAATCCAACAATGAACGCACAAGCTGGTGTATTTGAACAACTACCAGCAGGAATGGACTTTAAAGCATTTGACCCTAATCACCCAACATCTGCTTTTGATTCATTTACAACAAGTGTTTTGAGAAGTATCGCATCAGGTTTAAATATTTCTTATCATTCATTATCTAATGATTTAACTTCAGTTAATTATTCTTCAATAAGACAAGGTGCTTTAGAAGATAGAAGTATGTATCAGATATATCAACAATTTGTAATTGAGCATTTTGTAAATCCAGTATTCCAATCTTGGTTAGAGATGGCTATATCAACTGGATATATAAATTTACCTATGGGTAAGTTTGATAAATTTGCTAGATCAGTAAATTACATTCCAAGAAGTTTTGCTTGGATTGATCCATTAAAAGAAATGCAAGCTAATGTAATAGGTTTACAAAATGGAACACTTACCTATTCTGATATTTCTGCTTCTTATGGTAGAGATACTGAAGAATTATTTGAACAACATCAAAAAGAAATAGAACTAGCTAAACAATATGATATTGAATTAGCTTATCAACCATTTGGTCAGAAACTACCTGTAGAAGCTAAAATACAGGGTGGAGATGATGAAGATGGCTAGACCAACTGAAGGCATGAAAGTTGAAGCTCAAAAGGGTTTAGACTGGAGAGAGGAATTTGGTCGTGGTGGTACTAGAGTTGGTGCTGTAAGAGCAAGACAAATAGTAGCTAATGAAAACTTATCTGATGAAACTATCAAAAGAATGTATAGTTTCTTTTCAAGACATGAAGTAGATAAACAAGCAGAAGGTTTTAATGCTGGTGAAGAAGGCTATCCTTCTAATGGCAGAATAGCTTGGGCATTATGGGGTGGTGATGCAGGTTATAAATGGTCAACAACAAAAGTAAATCAAATGAAAGATGATAGAAATGAAGATGCTAGACCATATCCAAATGAACATGCAGCAAGAATAAAAGACCCAGCACAATACGATTCTTTTGCAAGAGAAAATGATGAATTAGGAAATGGCATAGATGCTATTTATGGAATAAAAGAAGGAGTATCAGAAATACAATCTATTAGATTTGATTCTTCTAAATATACTCCTCAACAAGCAAAAGATTGGTTAGATGAGCATGATTTTGAATATATAAAATTTGAAGATGCTATAGAAGAAAGACAAACAAGTTTTGATTCGCAAGAATCAGAAAAACATACTTTATTAACAAATGAAGAGGAGAAATCTATGAATAAAGAAGATAGACATATCCTTAATGTGAGTGAAACTGATGATAAAGTTATCGTTGAATTCGCAAAGCATGAGGATGTAGTAGAAGGTGAAGAAGTAGAAATGACTGACGAGGTTTCTATGATTCATGAAGATGAGGAAAGAAAAGTAATTGATATGCCTATGAAATATAGAACTATTGATTTATTTAGAGATTCTCATATTGATGAAGAAAAAAGAATGGTTCGTGTAGGTGTTTCTTCTGAAGAACCTGTTGAAAGAAGTTTTGGCATGGAAGTGCTAGGACATTCTGCTGGTGATATAAACATGGAGTTTATAGCATCAGGAAGAGCACCATTATTGCTTGATCATGATATGACTAAGCAAATTGGTGTAATTGAAGAATTCAAATTAGATGAGACAGCAAAGAGGACAACTGCTGTAGTTAGATTTGGTAAATCTGCTTT